AAAATGTCATCTGAAGTTACATTTGAATCTAAAACTTCTTTTGTGGTTCGGTTATACGTTAAAATCTTAACATCGGGATTTCTTATATCTTCCGAACGTAAAGGTGTCATGTAAATACTCCCTGGAACCGATGTATCTATAGCTGCATTTGAAGCATTGAATACGATCGTGTTTTCGCCCTGGTCGTCCGTAGCGTATTTACCAAACCGGATTTTGGTAGACCGCTCGATGGTCGGTATGTTTTTAACCATTTAATATAGGTACGTATTTTAATTTGCGTAGATGAGACCAGCCATACCATTTTCGATACGAAGTATGTTATAGTTTACTGCGTATATAGGGTCTGAAATGACCATGGACTGACTCACGACCTTCACTGAATCTAAACGACTAAAATTGAGTGTTCCTGTCGGTTGGAGTGAACTCGTTGATAAACAAAAACAGTATAAGAAAAAATCGGGTGAAGTGACAAAGTTTGTGTGGTAATAGTTCATAACGTCTATGAAATGTGGTTTTGCCCACTTGAAATTACCAATATCTAAACCGTTTATTTCAATTTTAATTTTATTGGTTGTAGACGTTAAAGCACCTTCGGTTGTTGTATCTGAAGATGCGAGGTACTTAACTGGGTGGTTAAACGTCAGTTCTTGAACAAGTTCATTTGATGGAATACTTTTTTGAACCTGTGTTATGATTAGATTGTGATTACGAGAAACGAGGTTACCACGCTCTTCGTTATCTAAATAATAATAGTTTGAATAACACTCAAAATTATAATTACCAGCATCTGGACCCCAGTGTATACGTAATTCGACGTTATGGTACTGTAAAGCGACTATGGGTAAAGCACATTGTGGACCTTCACAGAAGAAGAATCTAAATGGGTAAAAATACGAACGCGCACTTATACCCGGGTGTGTACCATTCGCACTTTTTGAGACGTTCGTTGCAAATGTATCAATAGCTATTTTTTCGGTAAATATGGCGTCTTGTGTATCTATGACCTGACCACCAATAAGAAGTTCAACTTTATCGATAAGTGTATCCCATCTCTGAATATCAAGTGCCTGTGTATTATTATCTATAGTGAGGTACGTGTACCCTAATAAATCACCCGTTCGATCAAACCGAATGGATGACATGGAATTGCCTTTCACAGACCCTTGTATCGTCTGTTTTTCTACGGACTGTGAAAAGTTAGAATGCCTTTTAAACGTTGATGTAAAAAAAGAAATTTCTGGTTCACCCATGATGTGTTCGTCTTGAGCACCAATCGCAATGAGTTGAACAATACCAGAAGACATTTTATAATAAGAAAAGGTTAAAAATATGCGCTATTTACCACTCTCCTGGAATGGTAAATTTTTTTGTTTACACACGAATCTAAAAATAAAAAAGTTATCGTCAGTACCCGATATAGTATCGCCGTCTTGATTTAATAAACGAATTGTTAATCTATCTATTTTTCGTATAGGCGTCGAATATTGTTGTACGACTGGGTAATTATCTTTAAAAATAATTTGTGATACTGCACCACCACCACTTATCAAACTCCCAAACGAATTATTTACTTTTGATAAACTCGCTTGTCCTTCGTATCCATATACGTTCGATGTTCTCTGGGTGTAATTTGTATCGAGTTCATTTATTGAAATGTAACATACATTAGAACCAGTGGTTGTGATTTGTGCAGCATTAAGTCTTACCTGAACGACATTTTCGAGTGTTTGTTGAAGATGAACAGTGAACGTATTTTTACTCGCCTGACCTATGGTATCAACTGTAATAGTATGATATTCATGTTCAAAATCAGGTAAAGTAGATTGACTAGTCACTAAAGCCATTTATATATACTGGAGATTTTACTTCATCTTATAACTCGCTTGTTCTCGTACAAGTTTTTGACCGTCACAAACACCGCCTTTACTGTCGGAATAGTAGGCACTACCTAAACATTCTTCGGTCGATGGAATATCAAAGAGTGAACCCGTATTAATCGTTTCGATTTCGACCTCTTTACCCTGGTACCCACTGGTACGCAACATGGCGAGAACACATAATAAAGCGATGACAATGACAATGGCCTTGATCGTATTTCTATTTGTAGCGTTAAGTTTCATTTATATTGGATCAACATTTTTTATAAAGTGCGTTAAAGAGAATAGAATAGTTTCAACATAAAGAGTAATGGACGGTGAAATTATTCTTGATCGTAGAGATACTAATGTTATGAAACTTGATGATAACGAACAGGCTTTGATGAACGAAATTGAAATTGAAGTTCCTCGACCTCGACAAAGACCCCAGCCTGTAAAAAAACAAGTTTCACAAATGAAAACCCAATTTACAGCACCACAACCACAAGTTTTCCAGGAAGATATTGATTCTTTTGCGAACCCAAACAAGCAGACACAACCATCTACGCCTCCACCAGAGGCACCCGTTGATTATGGTGAATACGACGACGACGAACCCGATATGGATTATGGTACTGGGTACGCGATGGAAGAGGAAGAAAAACCATCACCTGGGTTTAAAACAATTGATGAAGAAAAGGCGGATCTTGTAAACAAACTTGGTCGCTTGGAAAAAAAGGGGTTTACTGTGAACAAACGTTTAAATGCCTATTCCCCTATAGACGAACTTAGAAGTGAAGTAAAACGAATAACGTATAGTATAGATGTAGATAAATCTATTAAATTTTCGAGACGTATGCTTATTGCGTGTACAACTGGTCTTGAGTTTATGAACAAAAAGTATAACCCATTTGAAATTCAACTCGACGGTTGGTCTGAAAACGTTATGGAAAACGTGGACGATTACGATGAAGTGTTTGAGGAGTTATATGTAAAATATAGATCTAAAATGCACGTTGCCCCAGAAATTAAACTCATTATGATGCTTGGTGGTTCAGCAATGATGTTCCATTTGACGAATAGTATGTTTAAATCGGTCATGCCAAACATGAACGATGTGATTAAACAAAACCCAGGACTTGTTCAGAATATGATGACGGCGGTACAGAATACGGTTCCAAAATCTCAACAACAGGGTACACCCGAAAACGGTGAGCGACACGAAATGCAGGGACCAGGGTTCGACATTTCGAGTCTCATGGGTAACATTATGATGCCACCAACACCACCCATGAACACGACGAGTATTAAACCACAGGAACCACCGAGTGTAGATGATGACGACGACGATGATATTTCGGATATTGCCGAGGCACCAGATACAGGTGAAGGTGAAGACGGTGATGTTCGTGAAGTGAAAGTTACTCAGTCCAAGGGTAAACGTGGACGAAAGAAAAAATCGGTTGAAATTAATTTGTAAAATATAGTATATGATAGGGTATTGTCCTTTAGACGAAGATCCTATTGAAAGACCGAGACCTTCACGAGAAGTATCAGTCCCAGTCCAGGAGAAACGGAAAATTTCTACTGGTGAGGAGGATACCGAGTGTAATTACGTTGTTTTGTTCTTTATTGCGGGTGTTATTGCCCTCGCGATAATGGATTCACTTCCACGAAAGTAAAGTAAAAAAACTTTCTACCATTGTGACTTTTTCCAGAATGGTAAATTAGTTTAACCACAGTGATATGTACACCCTACAAAAGCTGCCTTGTATACATGATTCGCTTCATCCGTCTCCATGCCATTAGAATCGAGGTATCGGATTTTATAGGCTTTCTCTGTTTCTGTGGGATGGTCTTCCCATATAAAAATACCATTTTCATCAATTGAATTAATCATTTCTTCTCTCGATTCGTGTATCCAAACATAATTTTCTATTTCATAGATTAATGGATCTTCTATAGTTTTTTCTTCATAAATTAATTGGTAATATTTATCATTACCATCAGCGTTTGTTTTTATTCTCCTTTGTGTATCCGGTAATACATTGTATTCTTCTTGTGATATTACCTTTATTTTGTATTTTATCCAGTATTCTACATTTCCCAGTTCCTTTTTAATTTGTTTCACTGGTTGAATTTTTGGATTAAAATCGCAATCCATCGTTATTTTAGCAACCGTATAGTTAGCGAGGAACTCAGAGTCCTGCTTCTGACCATAGCCAACTATATTGGATGTCGTGATATAATCCCCTGATTCGAGGGAACCATTGATATTGGTCACCCAAATGGCACCTTCACCTACGGAGTTGATAAAAGTACGCGTATCACCCCTTTCTTTAGGAATAGGGATCGTTATGGTACCATATGTATCTTCGCGTGATTCTGGGTCTTCACCACTAGATATTACACCAAAGCACGATTTATCGTAGGCAACATTGCTGAGACGAACATCTGGTAAAGATTCATTTATTTGAATCGCACGATTTCCTTTATATGTGGCAAAACTCGCACTCGTGTATGTATTCTTATTTGCACATACGATGAGACCAATATAGTCATTAATATTTTCGGTCCAAACATTTTCTACAAAAGATCTATGCTGTCCAGTGAAGTCATCCAATAGAACTCCTGTATCTGGTCTGATGTACATTTTGTCGAACCCATTGACATTTAATGTCCACGCGTTATTAATCTCCAGGAAATGGTAAGCGTATCCACTGGTTCCTGAATATGTCTGGTAGTAATAATGTGTCGGACGAAACAACCTTTCTGAAGATGAACCCAAACTTACATTTCCGCCAACCTGAAGCTTATGCTGAGGACTTGATGTTCCTATACCCACATTTCCACTATTATAGTATATGTCTGAACCTGAAACACTGGTGTATCGTATTTCACTAATATTTAATGGTTCATTACCAGTACCCGATAACTTTGTAACAACTAATCTTAAATATGTATAAATAGATGATGTCGTGAACGTAATACTAGTATATTGCCCGTTAGTATATGTTTGACCAGAAAAGCTATGTATACTCGTCCACGTCGAACCATCGTTACTACCTAAAAGTATACCGTCACCAGCACACCTACTTAAATAACCTGTTCTTGGTGCAATTTCTATTTTATTCGTAGCTATAGCACCTGTTGTAAATTGTAACTGTATCCATTCGCCACTGACTGTTGAACTTCCATTATATGTTGTTGATGTACTACCTGAATAATTACCAGTAATTGAACTATAAGTATCTACAGAATGCCATCCTTCATCCCCTATTACTTTATTAAATGCTTTCCAAGCCTGCCAATCGGAAGGATTTGTAGAACTTGCAGATGCTACATGTGGACCCGAACTGTTTGCGGACATTGCAGATAATGGATATACTCCAGCGGTTGAACTTAAGGTTGTCCAAACACTACTTCCACCTCCACCACTAAACGCTGTTCCGTTTTGGTAAATACCACCCGTGAAGTTTATATCACCTACGACATCTAATTCGTAAGTGGGTGATACTGTCCCTACACCCAATCTATTTTCGATAGTTGCATCTCCACCAACGGATAAACACTCTGTCGGTGGTCCGTCATTATACCCATACGTAAATAGACCTGGATTAAAATCCTCATAAAAAATCATGTTTCCCATAAACGTACCCGCGGGTCCCGATATTGACCCAGACGCGTCGCCGTACCCGAAATGCCAACCCTGACTGTCCCAATTTGGTATCGATGAAGAGTCTGTTAGGGTACCACTTAAAGATACCGAAGACCCGTTAATATAAAGGGCGTTTAGATTTACATTGACTCCATTATCGTTTACTTTTTCTGTTGGAAACCGAACACCAATATGATACCATT